TCGCTATATAAGCTTTCCGATAGCATTGCAGATAGTACCAATAAAAGTGTTTCTTCTGTTCGCGAGATTGCATCTGCTTATGCAATTGATGGGCGATACTCGCTTAAAGCTGTCACAGACCTTACGATTGCAACTCAGAAATTTGCAGACCTTACCGGCAAGAGCGCTAGTGATGTTGTTTCCGAATGGTCTAAAATGGCTGAAGGTCCAACGGACTTTGCCTACAAGTTGGCCGAAAGCTACGACTTATTAACGCTTAAGCAGATCGAACAAATTCGTAAACTTGAAGAACAAGGCCAAGCTTCTCAGGCTACCGAAGTGCTAGTTTCTTCGCTTAAGAGTAAGCTAGAACAACAGACGGTCAATCTTGGTTATCTTGAGCAAGCATGGCGCGGTGTAACCAATGCTATTTCCGATGCTTGGACTGCACTTAAGAATTGGGGTGCGGAAGCTAACACAGCACGACCTTGGACACAAGTTGTTAACGATTTAGAGCGCGAGCGTGCTAAATTAAAAGGCACTACTGTTGGCGATCAAGATTATGTCGGCAGGCGTTTAAAGCAACTTGACGGTGAAATTGGCAAAGCAAAGCAATGGGCTGCTATCGAGGAAAAGCGGCGTAAGACTTCCGCCGAAACGGCTAAAGTTCAACGCGAGGGCATTGCGGCTAGTGCGGCTGTAACGGCTCAAACTGCACGGTTTGCGGATGATAGCGAACGCGCCGCGCGAGCGGTTAAAGAATATAAGGATAATATTGAAAAGATTAAGCGTGCTGGTGGTACTGTACCTACAGATAAGCAACAGGCGCAGACTATCGCCGGTATTGAAAAGCAATATACGCCTTATACCAATTCGCACAAGCCTAAGAAGCTCAAGGAAAGCGAAGCTGAAAAGCTCGCAAAACGCCAACAAAAGGCATTGAGAGAAATAAATGCCGATCTTGCTCGCGAAGCTGATATTTTAGCCCAAGGCAACGTAGGCATTGATGCGACGATTGCCGAGCGCATGAATAGCATTGCAGATAGCTTAGATAATGTAAAGATTTCGCTTAAAGATGCTAATGGTAATTGGACTGAATACGGTAAGAAAGTTCTTGTTGCTGTAACTGCTAATGAAGAAGCTAAACGATCTTTAGCAACCTTTGCTTCCATTTACGATGCTGCTGTAAAGCCTGCCGGCGATTGGGCTATTGCACAAGAGCAAGCGGCCAAAGCTATTGAAAAATGGGGTGCTGAGGCTGATAAGGCTGATTTAATTAATAAATGGCTTGCTGAACAAAAGGAAGATTATCTTAACGCAACTAACCCGATGCTTGCTTACAACAAGTCTATGCGGGATCAATCGACGCTTTTAAAGTACTACGGTAAAGAATTAGAAATACAGACTGAAATTCAACGGCGCTATAACGACATGGTTGCCGCCAATCCTGCGTTGAAAGATACTTTAGACAAAAATTCGCTAAGAGGGGAAGTTGCTAAGGATCGCAACGCTAATGACAATCAAAGCTTTCTTAGCGATCTTGAGCAATCAGGTTTGCAAAATAGCGGGCAAAATGTTGGTGGTAATAATTGGTTACTTGACAACTACAAAAATTTGTATGCGCAAATCGATGCGATGCGTAAGGGTGATGTTGAAAGCGAGCGCAACGCACAGGCTGCAAAGCGCGAGTTGGATAGGCGCTATCTAGACGCGCGCTTAGAAGGTACTCGAACTACGCTAGATGCTCTTTCCAGTCTTCAAGATAGCAAGACCAAGGAATTTGCAGCTATCGGCAAAGCGGCGGCTGTAGCACAAGCAACTATTGATGGCATTCTTGCCGTTCAAAAAGCATTGGCTACTTTACCGCCTCCTGTTAACTTTGTAGCTGCGGCTGCTATTGGCGTTGCTACTGCCGCAAATGTTGCAAAGATTACCGGTATCGGCTTTCAGAAGGGCGGCTATACCGGCGATATGCCCGCGCACGCTGCTGTAGGGGCCGTGCATGGTCGGGAGTACGTTATGGACGCTAATGCTACCGCTCGCATTGGTGTGCCTGCTCTAGATGCTCTTCGCTCGGGACGCTTGAACCCCGGCCCTGCAAATGATAATCGCGGTGCTAAGGTGACTGTAATTAATAACGCCAATGCCGAAATTGTGGTAAGAGAACGCAGCGATGGAGAATTGGAAATTATGGTCGATCGTCGTTTAGAAGCAAAGTTTGGCGAAACGATGCAAAGGCATATGAGCCAGCCGAACTCAAAGGCCAGCCAAGCTGTAGGCAGCAACTTCAAAGTAAGGCGCAATCGTTAATGGAGAAGTTGCAGCTCAGGCCAGATACCCAAGGCTATTCCGTACAGGATGGCGAAGACGTTATCGCTATTGAATTGGACGGCGGCGCAGGGCGTTACATTCGCGATAAATGGGGAAGCACAAGCCGTGTTGCTGTAACTTGGACTTTGTTACCTGCGCAGCATCAATACTTGCGGGCTTTCTATAACACAACAATCCAAAAAGGCGCGCTGCCCTTTCTGTGCGATCTTATTCTAGACAATCCGCAGCCGGTTGAGCATGTTTGTCGTATTGTTCCTAAAACGATGAATTTGGGTAGCCAACAAGGCTACGCCTACATTTCTAGTTGCACGTTTGAAGTAGAACCGATTGAGGCAGATTCAGAGTTAGATAACGGGCTGGTAATGCTTTATGAAGAATACGGCGAAGGCGCTTGGGATATACTAAATCTTTTAGAAAAATTAGTCAATGAAGATTTGCCTGAGATTAATCCATGAGCGATCTAACCGAATACTTTTTGAACCGAACAGCAGACGTTGGGCGTTATGAATGTCTTTCGATTAGCCATCCGTCCTTTTCCAAAGTTTACAATATTGTCCGCAATGCTCGCTTGGGCATTGAAGCGGAAGACGTTGAGTACAGTTACTATCCGCTAGAAATTACTAGTATCAGCGCACGACCTAATCTTGACAGCGGCTTTAAGATTAACATGGGCGATCTTGGCGAGATTGTTCCAGTTGAATTAGATTTAGTAGCGGCGGAAGATACGTTTAACGTTAAACCTATCGTTGTGTGGCGCATGTATCGTTCGGACGATTTGACGCAGCCGTTGCAAGGTCCAGTTACTCTAGAAATTAAGGATTTTGCATTCAAGCGCGAAGGTTGTTCATTTGAGGCTAAAGCCCCTTCTTTGAACAATAATAGGACCGGCGAGTTGTATTCGTTGACGCGCTTCCCAATGTTGCGCGGGCTAATGACTTAGTGGAACAATGGTTAACTAAATATCGCCATAAAGGCTACGATTGCTCAGACTTCGCAGCGGAAGTTCTAAACGTGCCTACAGAAGCGATTTCAGGGGCCTTGGCGACTCGAAAGGGCTGGCAACCTATTCGCGTGCCGGTTGAGCGTTCCTTGGTCATCCTGCGCCGCAATTCGGCGCCTCCCCATGTAGGCATATATACTTCAAACGGCGTCTTACACCTTGGCGAACGCTCTGCTATGTGGCAACCTATGCACGTAATCAGGCGCGACTATAACAATTTGAGATTTTATGCTCAGCGTAATAATTAATCGAAACGATCCGTTTTCGCTTGACGATTACGTATTGTATGAAACTGATGATTTATGCGGGTTGCTCCAAAAAGAGTTTCCGGTATGGCCGGAACATGCGCGTATTTATCACAATCAAGTTGCAGAAGATTGCGATGTTACACCGACTGACACGCGAAGCATTGCCCGCTTGGAGCAATTAGAAGGCACGGTTTACGTTGTAGTTTATCCCGGCGACCCCGGAACCTTGGCAATTATTGCTATTGCTGTTGCTGTTTTAAGCGCAGCGGCATTTTTGTTTCTTAGTCCTAAACTACCTGAAATGGGCTCAAGTCCATCTTCTAATAATTCGCTTAGTGAACGCTCTAATAAAGCTAGGCCTAATTCGCGCATTCCTGATATTTTCGGACAAGTCCGAAGCATACCGGACCTTATTGCAGTTCCTTACCGTATCTTTGAAAATAATGTGGAAGTTGAGATTGCTTACATGTGTGTGGGGCGGGGCTCATATCTTTTAGAGGACATTCGAGACGGCGATACCTACTTAAGTTCTATTTCAGGTGCGGGCGCTACCTTTTATGGTCCTAACACTTCTCCAAACTATGGAACCCCGCAACTTCAAATCGGCTCTAGCATTACGGAGGATTTATACTCTGCTACCAAGCTAAATGAAGTCAACGGCCAAACACTAAAGCCGCCTAATGCAAATGCTGTCAAAGGTGCCGGAAATATTCGTTTCAACACGCCTAATCTTATCGAAAGCATAGGTATAGACTTTACTAAAACTTTTGAAGATGGGCAGACGCTAATTGTAGGCAACGCTAATTACGGTGGAGGATATTCCTACAATACGGCGTTAGAAGATGCTCGTTTTTATCCAGACAAGACTATTGAATTTGATACGTTCGATCCTTCCAGCATTTTTACCGTAGGGCAGTCTTTGACTATCTCTAACGCTGTGTTTACAGATGGCACGATTGTTGTTGATCTTTCTGGCACTTACATCATAGCTACTATTAACAGTACAACTATAGAGTTGATATAATGGCAATACCTGTTGAGCCAGACGAACCGTTAGAGCCCGACGCGCCGCCTTCGCAAAGTGGCGATTGGGCGGCTATTGCTGGTTTTTCAGGAGGGGTAACACCTTACAAGCCGGTTAACTTTGCGGGGTTAGTTGATGACGGTGTAATAGATTTAGCTGGCAGCTATACTATTGTGTCTGTTACTACAAATCAAATAGTGCTTTCTAATCCAAACATTGTTAACCCGGATTGGGATGATCTTACCGAAGCAACAGACTATTCAAGCCCATCTCTAAATACTACGGGAGAAGTTTGGGTTGGCTGGTTTGACATTGACGCTTTGAACATGGACAAGGTTGCGTTTAACGTCATTGCTCCGCAAGGCATGTATGGTATTAACAAAGCTGGTGAGCAAATTGCGCGCGCTGAGACTGCCTATATTGAAATGGTGCCTATCGCTAAGGACGGAACTGTTTTAGGGGCAGTAGAGACGTTTACTCAGACGTTGACCGGAAGCGCAGTTGAAAAAGAGCAAGTTGCTATGACGATCATGGCAACGCCCGCAACTGGCTACCGCTATAAGGCGCGTATGAAACGCTCAACGCCTACTGATCTTAATCCGAAGCATCAAGCTGTTGACGAAATGAAGTGGGAAAGTTGCTACGGTCTTTCTACGGTAACGCAAGACCATTTTGGCAATGTAACAACCGTGTTTACGCGCACTTATGCAACGCAGTCTGCTACTGCTGTGAAGGAACGCCGCTTCAACCTTCAAGCAACACGGCTTATTTCAGAGTGGAACGGAACCACCTTTGTAGGCATGGAGCCGCAAACCAGCGCGGCACCGATCATTTGTGCCATGGCGTTAGATGCCTACATAGGTAATCGTTCTATAGAAGAATTGAACGTAGCGCAAATCTATGCTGAAATTGAGGCTTTAACGGACTATTTTGGTATAGATGAAGCAACGCAATTCAACTATACCTTTGACGATGATAATATTTCGTTTGAAGAAAGTGTGCAGACTGTAGCGCAATCTGTTTTCTCTACTGCTTACAGGTTGGGCAACGTGTTGCACCTTTACGGCGAAATGGCAACTGAGACTTCGCTCCTGTTGTTTAATCATCGTAATAAATTGCCTAAATCTGAAACGCGCACAGTTACGTTTGGCCCAACTAATGATTATGACGGCGTAGAACTAACTTACGTCGATCCTAAAGACGATGTTGTCCAAACGATATATCTGCCAGATGACCAATCGGCGCGCAATCCAAAGAAGATTGAAACTGTAGGCATTCGTAACGAACCGCAGGCAATGCTACATGCTCACCGTGCCTACAATAAAATTATATATCAAAATACAACTACGCAATTTGATTGCTTGGAAGAAGCTGAATATTTAATAAATAACAACCGTATTTTGGTAGCTGACAATACTCGTTCTGATACTAAGGACGGCCATGTAAAAGGGCAAATCGGCCTTGTTTTACAATTAAGCCAATCCTTTGTAGGTATACCGGGAACCGTTTACACGATATTCTTACAACATACAGACGGCACAGTGGAAGCTATAGAATGCGAGCCGGGGGCTGACCAATGGCAGGTTGTGTTAAGCGAAGCTCCGGCCCGTCCACTGTCTCTTGGCGACGAACAATCGGTGGTTGCACAATATTGGATTGTGGGCGATAATGAGCCGAGAGCGTCGGCTTTTCTTATGTCTGAGAAAGAACCGTCTAGTAAGAATACTTATTCCATCACAGCAATCAATTACGATGCTCGATATTATCAAGACGACCGGAATTTTGCGATAATAACGGCAGATGCTACATTTAGAACGGCAGACAATGTTAACGTTACAGCGGACGGATCGCAATAATGGCTAAGCAAGTAATTAATGTTGGTTCCGCTCCTGATGACGGCACTGGCGATCTTTTGCGCGATGCGTTTATTAAATCTAATGATAACTTTGATGATTTATATACGCAAGTTGCGTCTAAACAACCTTCTGACGCCGACTTAACCGCAATTGCCGCCTTATCTACAACTTCATTCGGTCGTGCATTATTAGAATTGATTGATGAAAATGCTTTGCGTACAACGGCTGGTTTGGGTACATTAGCTACGCAAAATGGAACCTTCTCGGGGACTTCTAGTGGAACTAATACGGGAGACCAAACTGCAATTACCGGTAATGCAGGAAGTGCGACTGTATTACAAACTGCTAGAACTATAAACGGTGTTTCATTTAACGGTTCTGCTAATATTACAATAAACGCAGTTGATGCTACCGCGAGAGTTCCGGATACACGTACCATAAATACTACCGCCCCGCTTACAGGCGGGGGCGATCTATCAGCTAATCGCACGCTCGCTATTAGCGCCGCAACAACCGGCGCAGCGGGCAGCATGTCGTCGGCAGACAAGACCAAGCTGGACGCCATTACGGGAACTAATACCGGCGATCAGACGAGCGTTACCGGCAATGCCGGGACGGCCACGGCTCTACAAACTGCGCGCAATTTTTCAATAAGCGGCGGCGGGATTAGTGCTAGTACGGTTAGTTTCAATGGCAGTGCGGCGGTTATCCTCAACGCCTCGGTGGATGCGGGACATATTACGCTCGCCCGCATGGCGAACCTTGCGGCAAATAGTTTCATCGGGAACAATACCGGGTCTGCGGCCACGCCGATTGCGCTGACGGTTGCACAGGCGAAAACGCTTCTTGCCATTGGTACAGCGGACGTAAGCGGCTTGGGCACTATTTCTACGCAAGCGGCAAGTTCGGTTGCCATTACTGGCGGCTCGATGCTGAATATCTCGGCGTTTAGCTGGCGTAGTGCGTCGGGCACCGCCGACAACCGCCTTTGGGACTTGGACTTTGGCGCAGGCAACACCTTTACCTTGCGCGCCGTGAATGATGCGATTAGCGCGGCAAGCGGGGTGTTCTCGGTCAGCCGTAGCGGTGCGACCGTCACGGAGTTCCGCGTCCCTACGGCATTCCGATGCAACACCCTGCGCGTCGATGTGACGCCTACAGCTAAGACCATTACATGCACGCATGTTGCGGTGTTTAGCGTTAACGGCACTGACTACGAATTTCCGTGCAAGACCGCTTAGCCGCCCCATGCTTTATAGGATTTTGCGACAATGACTGTTGTTACTAAAACGCAATTAGAAAATGCCTCACTAGATTGCGAAAGCCTAGGCATTGTAATTAATGGCGATGAAGATGCGATAGCTGTAACCAGAACAGGGCGGCAAATCAAAAGTTTGTCGAATATAGTTTATAATCAACAAGTTCAAGAAACAAATGCTTGGGAGGCGGCTACCGTTGCGCAAAGTGCTGTTGAAGTGGCACTAGGCGCTAATCATTATTATATCAGCGTAATCGCCGCTGAGGCTGATAGTGATTTAGAAGAAGGCGATATTTACGTAACGGGCGGCGCTCAAGACACGCTTATTTATTACAGGCGCACCTCCGTAGGTTCAGTTAAAGTTGCTGAAACAGTTACAGCGGCCACTGTAGGCAATATTGTTAAGCAGTATAAGGGTAAAGTTTGGACTTCTAGCACCCAACCTGATGTAAATTTTAGTAATATCGGCGACGTTTGGTTTGCTCCCGATGGTGTTATTTACGAACGAAATAGCGCGCAAGGCATTACTATAGGCGGACGCGTGCTTTTAGTAAAAAATGCAGCGCCGATCATTCCTTGGGATCACGCCGATAGTCAGCCCATTAAACGTCTTTACGATGCGTTAGCTTTAGAAGGAATACCAGTAGCATGAATTATTATGATAGCACACCGTATATTTATACGTCTAGCGGAGGCGATGACGCTGTTGCGATCAAGGCGCTAATTGAAGCTGGTGAGCGTTGGATACAATGCGCAAGCTCCAGTTTAATATTTGACACGCCTTGTATTTTAACAGATGGTGGCGTTCCGGCCCACGGTTTTCGTTTCGAGCCTGTCGATGGCTTAGCGACAATTCTAATAAACGTTGACGGCATTGGCCGCGATCCAGTTACGCCAAGCAATCCTAGTTATGCAGGCTTTGAATACAATGGCGGTTTTGCTACGGCGGGCTATCTAGCTTCGCCTTCTAGCGTTGGCGATTTGCAGATTACCGTGAATAACGGCGCGCTATATACTGTGGGTCAATGGGTCTTTATATCCGATGCTTCCACAAATCCGGGCACAACCTTACAGCCGTTAGATGGGCCTATGGAAACTAGGCAAATTTTAGTAATTGCAGGAAACATACTTACTGTAAACGAAGCTTTGGATAGGGCGCATATCGCCAACACTATTGTTGCAAAATGCGTACCCATTAAAAATGTTTATTTTAAAAGTCTGACATTCACAGGCGATGCCGGTAACGGTGTGCATGTTCATGCTTCGCATGATGGCTATTTTAAAAACATAACAACTAATTCCGATTGGAGCGGCGGAACCATGTTGTTAATAGATAACGCAGGCATAGGCAATCTAATTGAGGATTGCTACTGCAATGGTTCTGTACCGGGACTAAGTGCAGGGCAACAAGTGTGGGGAGTTGCTATTGAAGGTCAAAAACGCACCCGTGTTGTAAATTCAGGAGGAGAGTATTGCGGCGCTGGCTTTACTGCAAATTATTGCATAGACTGCAATATTTTTAATCCGCCTGCCCATAGAAACAATGTCAATGTAGGAATTTATTCAAAAAGTATTAGAACTAGCATCATAACTCCTTATGTAGCAAACGCTAATAATTCTGATACAGTTATATCAGGGGATTGCACAGATTGCGTAATTGTAGATGCGCAGGCTTATATTGATCCAGAGGAAAGCGAAACTACTAAGGAATGGAGAAGCTACCCGGTAGCAACTAGTGTTGGTGCAACTGACTCG